GCTGCAAATTGAGTTAAACTTAATATTCCATGCAAAAATCCTTCAGATAAAAGGCCACCATAACAAGGTGTTGCGACCATAACACCAATTTTTTTATCACTCATAATATTACAACTGTAACATTTCCGAGCGCAGTTTGTAACAAATTTGTGTTAGCTGTATACCAAGTTGTAGGTAAAGTAGCAACTCCTACATATAAAGGTGAACCTGATGTATTTTCAAAACCAGGTAAAGCAGTTACTTGATTAGGAACTCCACCAGTAGATGATCCAGCAATTCCTCCACCAGTTCTTGCTGCTTTAGTAGAAGAAACATTAGCTTGAAGTCTTGCATTTTCTAAACTTTGAGCATCTGTAAAATAAGTTAAATCTAATTGAGGTTGTTTAGGTTCCCACTCTGAAGTATGAACTAACATACCTGTCCATTCATATCTCATTTCTTGATATGGAAATCTTAATCCTGATCTATCAGAAATAGCATAAGCATATTTTCCACCAGCAAATTTATTTGAAGGTGCTCTATGAGGTCTTGTAGTAGCAGGTATTTTTGGCATTAATTATAAAACCTATTAGCAGTAGCAGGTAAAATTCTTGTAGAAGGAGTATCATCTCCTGCTATTAATCTTTCAAAAGCTTGTTCATAATCTACTCTTAAAATTTCTTGAGTTGCAGCAGGTATACCTGGTCTTTTTTTAGAAAGATAATAAGCTAGTCCTGCGCACATACATTCAAAAGCTCTAAAAGGTACATCAATATTTTGTTCTACTCCACTTACTGTTGAAGCTGTTATATCTTCAATTCTTCTCATTCGATAATATGTAATAGTATAAGATTGATCAGGTGCTGGATAAATTTTAAGAATAGGAGAAATTAATCTTTGTAAATAATATTGTGTAGGTCTAGATTGAGTTGTTTTATTTGAAATAACAGCATAATCATTAAGACCTAAACGTGTCATTGCATATTCAGATCCATCTTCTATTTGAATATTAGCATTTATAATATCAACAGTATCACTATCTAAAGTGTAATCAGTTGTTCCTTGAGTTACAGCTTGAGTTTTATATTCTACAGTCCATTGATTATAACCACGATTAGCCCAATCACTAAACATAATATTTAAACTACGTCTAGCTGACCGAACATCATAACCTAAAATAGGATCTCCTCCTAATCTATCATAGGCTTCTTGTATTACATCATTTACTGTTAAAGTAAAAGTTGAACTTCCTGATAATGCCATATTCCTCCATTATGCATAAAATACTGTTACTGATATAGCACCATTAACTGAAGCTTTAGCTTGTAAACTTGTTCCAAATTTTATACCTTCTGCTGGAAGATTTAATTGAACAGTTGAAGCACCTGCACTTACATTTCCTGTAGTTACTTCAAATACATCAGTTCCACCATCTATAAAAGTAAGAGTTCCAGTAGTAACATTAGGTTCAATTATAAAACCTTTAAGTCTAGTGGGACCAGCAAATAAAGTTGCTGTAGTATTATTGATAGTAGCTCCATTTGCTGAAGTTGCAAATATATCTGATCCTGCCATTTTTTCTCCTATATTAAATTATATTTTTTTAAGTTATCATATAATAGAGCAATTCTGTCATCATGAACAGTGCTTGGTTTTAAGTATTCTGCTTGATAAGCTTTAGCTTGAACATTTCCTAAATCTAAGGGTACTTGATTTAAATTTACACTTGGAGCTTGTCCAATACCTTTACTATCTATTACTGTTGATCCTCCACTAAATGTGTCTATTACTTTTTCTATATTTTCTAATTTTTCTTCTAATGATTCTTCTGTATCTTTTTCTTTTTCTTTTTGTTTATCTTTTGTAGTAATAATTCCTTCATCTTTTTGATGAATTTCTTCAGCTTTCGAAGCATCACCAATATCTTCTATTATTGATTTGGTTACTATATCGGTTTCTTCATTATCATCTTTTAATTCAGTTACTTTTTTATCTTTAACTTTAATTAATTGATCATCTTTTTTAGCAAAATTTTTTAAAGCTTTAGCTGGTTCATATAAAAAATCTAAATTTAATTCCATAATCCTCCAATAAAAGGAGGCCCGAAGGCCCCCTAAATTATAATTATGTTACGCTGTTATTCTGTATATACGATACTGTAACTACACCTTCACCAACAGTTCCATCACCATCGGTTGCTGTAAACTGAGCAATTACATTAGAATCAGTTGTTCCTACATCTGATAATGCGGGAATTGCTGCAGCAATTGGTCGTGTTCTCGCTATCGTTTTTGCAGTTGTTGCAGCAATATATGCTGTTCCATTTGCACTTGTTCCCACAGATAAAGTTGCAGCATTGGTATCGTCACCTGCAATGATGACATCCATTGTAACATCAGTTATTTGTGAGTTTGCCGGAATAACACCTACTGTAGTATTTGCACTTGCTCCGCTCAAAGTTATTGATTTTGATTGTGACATTGCTACAAAACCAACGTTTTTGATATCAGAACCTACAGTAGTTCCTGTTGTTTCTCTTATCGTTCCAGCTTTTACTGGACCCGAAAATGTTGTTGTTCCCATAAGTCTATCCTCCTTTTAAAAATAGTCTGCTTTCGCAGTCGTTTGGGTTACTAGGCGCTATTAGGCGCCTAGTAGTTATTTAGTTATTATGCAGCTCCTTCGGAACCGTATACACCTCTCCAGTCAGTGAAACCGAAAGAATATCTTTCTCTAACTTTGTATCTTAAGTTACCAGTTTCAAAATCGCCTTCTACAGCTTTTTTGATTGGTGCTCTTACAAAGTGTTTCATTCCATCTGGGCAATCAGTTAATATGAAGTATTGATCAGGGTCAGTAAATCTTTGATTTACTACAACACCTTCAGGGATCATACCCATATTTCTAAGTGCGTTGATGTCATTGTCAGCAGTTCCTGGTCTTAAATTAGACTTAAGGATTCTTTCTGCAATAAACACCAATTGAGGTGGAACCGCAAGTTTTCTTCCTGATAAAGCAACAGGTATACTTCTGTCATCAACCGCTGTTGAGATTTGAACTAAAAGTGTCTCTAAAGACGTTTCAGATAAATCTGCAGCAGTAGATAATGTATTAGAAGCAGTACCGCCACCACCTAGTGGGTGAGAAGCATTTAATAATGATACTCCGTCTCCACCAACTGATGTGCCAGTTGCGTTATTGAAAATATTTGCGCCTTTTACTTCTTTAGTTTGTTGCATTGATCTTGCTAGTGCTCTTGCGTATTTAGCGCCTAGAGAACCGTACAAGCCATCTTCTTCAGCTTCCTCAGTTATTGCGAATGCTAAAGCGACAGTTTCATGCACATATCTAGAAACAAAGCCTTCTTTGCCAGAATCATAATTGATCATAGCACCTTCAGCTTTTGTTGGTGCAGCACCGAATCCGATCATTTGTACATCTTCTTCGAATGCTTTCATTGATTGCTCTGTAGAATATAAAGCTCTCCATTGTTCTGGATATCTATCATATTCCATACCAAACACGGTATTTAAACCTAGATTGAGCTGTTTGGTAAATAGTGCTCTATTTAAAGCCATTGTATTATACTCCTATAGGTTAAATACCAGCTTGACGAGTACCGTATAGAGATAGATTGATTACTACTTCTACATCAGCGTCTGCGCCTACTGCATTTTTAGGATAATCAATTAAACGTAGGATTCTCAATGATTTTGCAGTTGCTGCAAGAGTTGAGATATCCAATTCGTCAGTTGAATGTCCATATGTTGAGTTATAAGTTCCAATAGTAATATTTGCTAATTCGCCAACATTTGCGTTTGCAAAAGTTCCATTACATTGAATCTTGTATGTTATGTTTGGATCATCATACACATATGCTTTAATCGGTTCATTCGATTTAGCAGTTGTTCCGTTGTTCCAAACTTTTTTGAATTTAACATCGCCAGTGTCATTATCGATGTATTCAACACCATCAAAAACTCCGAGCACTACTCCGCCCGCAGTTCCTCTGATGATTGTACCATCGGTATGAAGTGCAACAATATCACCACTTGCAAGATTAGCTGCATAGCTGTTTGCAATAGGATATTCATTAGCACGAATAACACCGCCTGTTAAATGTCTTAACGGTGTAAAACCGTTAGGTGCATCTACGTTTGCCATAGTTATTTGTCTCCATAGTTAGTTTGTTACTCTTTATAGCCGCCTCTAGTAACAGAACTTTTATAAGACCTTTGTATGGGTTGTCCAGGTGATTCTACTCTATTTATATCTTGAGCAACTGAACTCATTAAATTTTCAGTCATTCTTGCGTAATATTCATTACGTTGATTTACCATTTCTTCTGGCATTTCACAGAGTACCATTCCTTCTATACCTATACATCCAGCAAATTTGCCATGTTCTATCGTTGGGAAGTGTTGACCATCTTTGACTTTTTTAGGGTCAACTGGTTGCCAACCTTCTCTCAATCGTTTAGCTACATTTGTCGGCGTTTCCTGTCCCAAGACCATAGTGGCAATCCATCTTTGTTTCATGCCAGGTCGTGGATCAGGCGCTTCTAATAAGTTACTAGGTCGCCATTTTGAAACTGTTGCAGATTTTTCCACTCTAGTTTCATTGTTTATTTTATTTGTTTTATTCATGTCAGGCTCCTTTTTACGTTCCTGTATTTTGATCGCTATAGTCTTTTACCTCTTTAGCAAATCGTTTTAGTGCTGCTTCATCATTAATGTTAATACCAAAGTTTTTAGCAGTGGTAAGATCATCACTTGTGAGCTTAACTCTATTACTACTTGTTCCTTTTTTACGAGAAACTCCAGCAACCGGAGATTGCACTCTGTTAGTTTTTTGTACCACATTTTGATTACTTTTGGAAGTGTTTTCTTCTGATTTATTAAAATAACCAAGACCACTTGCTTTTAGTCTTTTATTCATTTCATCATAATAACCAGGATCATGCACATCCCAACCTTCTTCAGTTAATTCAGCATCAATTCCATAAGCCATTGCAGTTTCTTTTCTAAAACCAGGCTTATTAAACCATTGTGAATTTTCTTTTACCCATTCAGAAGCTAAAGGTGGAGCTTTATCTTTTTTCTCCTTAACTTTAGGTACTCTAGCAGCATAATCTTCAGTTTTTGTCATTTGACTTCTAATTTCTGCAAGATTTTCATACAATTTTACTTGTTTTTCTGTATTTCCTTCTTCAATTGCTGATTTTAATTCATTTGACACTGCAGTAGCTTGATTAGAAAGTGATTTATTAGCCATATCATAAGTTCTTTTTTCCATAGAATTTATTTTTTGTTCTAAATCAACTATTCTTTGTTCAGCTTCTGCTCTTTTTGCTACTTCTTTCTGAATTCTTTTACGAACTTTAACAGAATAAGGTAAATCTTCTGAATATGAAGGTATTTTTTCAGTAGGTTTAGTTTCTACATCATATTTTACTTCATTTTCGTAAGATATATCATGTCCATGATCTTTTTCTTTTTTATAAGTTCGTTTATCTCCTTCTTTTTCACTTTCATCAGAAGATTTTTCTTGTTCTTGTTGTAATTTCTCTAAGGGATTTAAAGGTACATCTACCTCTTGTCCTTCTACAACTTCATCAAGTTTAACTTCTACATCTTTCTTTTCTTTTTCGTTCTCGGGCATAGTATCTCCTATGTTGTCATTAACTTATGTTAATGTTTGTTATAATTGTTGAGTTATTATATCTGGACTTTCCAGAGTTGCAATAATCTCATCATCATTTAATAACATCATTTTAACCTTTTGTACAGAAATTCTTGCACCTGCATATCTACCAAAAATAACCCAATCACCTACTTTACACCACGGTTTTTTTCTATCACTATAACATTCTTCACCCATTGCTATTATTTGACCTACACTATTTAAATAAGCTTGACTATCTTTGCTTGAATCAGTCAATATAATGCCACCTTTTGTTTTTTCTATAATTCCTCTAGGTCTTATTAATATTCTATAACCTACTGGTTGGGGTACTTTATCAGGTGTAGGTATACTATTATCAGTTGCCCATGTATCATTATTAATCATCTTCTATTTCTCCTGTTTTATATTTTTCAATTAATTCATTAATTATTTCAAGTGATTTATCTAAACCTTGTCCATATCCATAGACACGTTTAAATTCAGAAAAATTATCTACACCTTTAGATAATAAATTATTACTTAATTCTTCTTTATGAGTTTTTATTTTTTGTTTGATCGCTTGTAGTAGGCGTTCCATTACTTCCTTTCATAAAATAATCTAATGTTGCTGCAAAATTTTTTTTTAATCCATTTGAAGCAATAGCAAACAAATGTGGTTTAACTTTTTTAATAGAAATTTTTTTATTTTCTAAAAATTTTTTAGCTTGTCTTATTGAATCTGCTTTGGCTCCCATTACTTTCTTTTATCTTTTCTAGCAACTTTAGAAGCTGTCTCTACTATTTTAGCTTTAGTCTCAGCATCTTTTCTAGCATCTTGTTTTTCACTTTGTTTTACACCTTGCATAAATCTTGCTTTTCTAATTTGAAGTTCTTCAGCTTTTAATTGAATCTCTGCTTGATCTTTTTGAGCTTCTCTTTGTTGTTTTTGTTCTTCAGGAGAAGGAGGCATACTACCAGCTAATTGTTGTGCAGCTTGTGCAGCATTTACTGCTATTCTATTTTCTTCTTCAATACTTATTTCTTTAGAAGGTTCATTATCTAATTCTCTATTAAAATCTCCAGAGGAAACAGGATTACCTGGAGGAACTGATGCTTGCATTTGTTGTTGATATAAATATGCCATATGTTGACCCATATGAGCTAACATGGCTGGATATAATCTCTCTTTAGCTTCAGGATTTCCACCAAATCTAGGATCATTCATAAATTGAGCATGAACTTGCATATGAGCTTGATGATCTTGATCTTCAAATACTTGAATAGGCATAGTATT